TGGGCGCCCTGGAAGACCGGGCCGGCAAACTCGGGCGCCAGCGCGGCGACCGCCGGCGCGATCAGCTGGCGGCCTTCCCGGAAGCTGACCGTGCCCGTGCCCGTCACGGTGCCGCGTCGCGGCTGGCGTTCGAGATCCTCGATCTGCTGGGCGGCGACCCCCGCTTGGTCCACCCGAGCCAGGCGCCCCTGGTAGTACTCTGCTCGGGCCGTCTGCCCCATGGCCTGGGAGGCGGCGATCTGGCGGCGCAGCTCGATCCGCTCCAGCTCGAGCTGCAGCTCGCGCTGCTGGCGCATGATGAGCACGCGCTCCCGCTCGTGCTGGGCGGCTTCCTGCTCGGTCCGGGATGCGTCCCGCTTGGCCTCGGCCATGCGTCGCTGGATGGCGAGCATCTCCAGCTGGTCGCGGATCTGCAGCTGCGGTAGCTCGCGTAGGGTAAACGCTTCGTTGAACTGTTGCTGGGCGGCCTGGAACTGTTCGCGGGTCGTCTGGCCTTCCTGGAACTTTTTCTTGGCATCGGTCCAGGCGTTGACCAGGCGCCCGAGGAAGCTCTCGCTGCGGACCGTGAACTCTTCGAGTGAGCGGTTGGCCGAGGCCAGCTCCGCCTCGAACGCGTCCATCGTCATGCTGCGAATCGAGATGTTCCACTGAGCCTGGCTCTCCGCGGCCTTGTTGGTCGCGGTGATCCGGTCTGTGATCAGCCGGGCCCCCAGCTGGATGACGCCGTGCAGCGACGTCAGGTTGGTCATGGTCTGGGCGATCGACGGCGCCACGTTGCGCATCGCCAGCGCGACCTCGTTCCATCGCTGCTGGAGCTGCCCGGCGATCGGGATGGCATCTCGCGTCGTCGCCATCCAGTCGACGGTGTTCTTCGTCGTGGTGGCGAGCTGCTGCTGGAACTCGCGGATGCCCTGGGTGGCGTTGTCCCGCCAGGTGGCCTGCACCTCGTACATCAGCCGTTCGTCAGGCACCGCGCATCACCTCCTCGTCGGGAGACCCGAAGTCGCCGAACAGGATCAGGTAGTTTCGCCAGAACTTGCTGGCCGGCATGGCGAGCACGTCCGTCGGGAGCATGCGCATCCGGAGCGAGAACCGCTGCACCATGCCGAGGAAGTGGCGGCGCTTCATCGTCGTATCGAGCCGCCCGGGCGTGTCCGAGAGGATCCCCCAGCGGCGCAGCATCGCGTAGCCGACCCGATCCCGGTCCGGGCCCATCAGGTTGATCTTCCGCTCGTCGCGCAGGAAAGCGGGTTCCTCGATGGCGGTGGCCAGGAGCCGGTTCATCCAGTGCTCCCAGGACAGGCGCAGCGCCACCTGCTCGTCGGCATCCATGGCCCGGTAGGTCACCCCGTAGGGATCGCACACCTGGTCCGGCATCCCCGCCTCGAGCAGCTCGTCGACGGAGACCTCGCGGAGACGGACCATGACGGGCTGCCCGAACCGGCGCGACCGGAAGGGCAGCTCGTACCAGCCGTCAGGCGTCCGGGGCGTCTCGTCCAGGGTCGGGGGCCGGCGCGGCGGGCTCGGCCGCGGGAGCCCCGAACCCCACCCCCGACAGGTCGGCGATCCGCGCTGCGAGGTAGAACGCGTCGTCCTTGTAGCGCACCACCTGGTCGGGCCGGAGTTGCGGCGTCAGGAGTCCCGCCGACACCATCCGGTACTGCGCCTGCAGGAGTGCCTCCAGATGGGCCTCCTGGACCTCGGGCGGCTGGGCCTGAAACCACTGGCCGGCCAGCTGCTGGCGATGCTCTGGCGGCCACGCCTCGGAGCCCGGGATCACGGGCTGGAAGGACACGACCTCGGCAAAGCCCACCATGCCGATCTCGACGTGCACGCCGTCCCGGCGGAGCTCCTGGGCGCGAGCCTCCAGCAGCTCGTTCTCCTCCACCGGTTCGGTCTCGGCGCCCTCCTCGATCGGCGGTCGGGCGGCCAGGGCGAGCACCTTCACGCGCTCGACCTCGACCGGGTCCCACTCGCGCGGCGGTCGCAGGAACCCGCGCAGCAGCAGCTGGGTGGTGGTCATCCTGGACACGCGCGCGCTCAGGCCTGGCAGGCGGACCCACTCGTGCCAGGTCTTGTCGAACATCTCCTCGGTGAGGACGACCGCGCCGGGCGGCAGTCCGTTCGTCGTATCACTCACAGATGGCCTCCAGATGCCCTTCGGTCGCGCCTATGGTACTGGCAGTTTCAGCTGTGCAGACCGGCGGCGACGATGAGCCCCCTGATCGTCACGGCTCGTCGCGCTGCTGCTCGATGATGACCGAGCACGACTGCGTGATCCGCACGACGGTCCCCTTCTCGATCAGGAGCCGATGCGCCATGTGAATGTTGCCGCACGCCGAGACGACCGACGACTCGGCGTCGCTCGCCAAGTGTACGCCACACCCCGTCAGCAGCAGCGCCGCGAGGATCGAGGCCACCACCATGGCCCGGCCATTTCAGCCGTCCTTCGGCTTCTCGCCCGACCGACCCGCGATCCACCGCAGGAGGGCAGCCGTCCCGCGGATGCAGGCGGAGAACAGCCGGCGGAACGGGCCCTCGCGCTCTTTGTCGCTCATCGCTTAGTCAAGCGAAAAGTACTCAGTAGTCAATCAAAGGTGATCTTATAATCGTCATCGCCGAGATTCGGCGTGCAGTCGAAGCCGAGCTGCCAGGCCGCCTTCGTGCCTCGCGCGATCCAGGGCCGCGACCGGATGACGGCCCGCGGGGCTTCCACCTTGCAGCGCTGGTACTGCACACCGTTGGTGCCCCAGGCCACCAGGCGCGGCGTGGCCGCTTCCCAGTCCGCGATGAAGTCGAAGCCGCTGGCGCCCCGCACGGTCACCGCTGGGTCGATGGAGCCCGATGGGCGACGCGTGCCGAAGATGACGCCGGCGATGCCCGCCGCGTTGTTGGCCGACTCGATGACGTCGAGCGAGTTGCCGAAGTTGAGGCTCGCGTTCGCCAGGACGGGGCTGTAAGCCCCCCACACCGCGGCCGCGTTCAGGAACGTCGGCCAGGCCGGCGACGTGCTCACCGCCTTGGTCACGATGGTCGGGGTGTCCGTTTCCGTCGTGTAGATCCCCTGCAGGGTGACCCGCATGATGACCGGCCGCCCCATCGAGAACATGATCTGGCCGCTCCCGAAGGCACCGGTCAGCTTCACGGTCGGGCCGTACTCGTTCATCACGTAACAGGTGACCGCCTCGAAGCCCGTGGACTTCGGGGTGTAGACCCAGTTCGGGGTCGGCGTGGCCGAGAACGTCCCCAGCATGCCGCACGCCCGGAGGGCGACATCCACCGCGGGCTTGACGGTCGTGCTGTAGGCCGACCCGCCGCCGCGCAGCATCATGGCGAAGCTGACCTGACCGATCCGCGTTCCGGGCACCGACCCGAGGTTCGTCAGAAGACCGCCCATCGTCGGGATGTCGACGTTCTGCGGTCCGCTCTCGGGCATGATCTCGTAGGCTTCCATCACGTCCGCCAGGGTCACGGTCCCCGCGAAGACGTCCGTGCCGTACACCGTCTCGATCTTGAGCGCGATGGTCCTTCGTTCGACTAGCGGAACGGCAGGCGCCGCCATAGGTTCTTCCTCCTCGGTCGCGTCTCGTTAGGGGCTGGGGGTGACGTCGCCTTCCGCGTAGAGCGCATGCGGCCCGGTGTCCGGGCCTTCGTAGGGCGGTGACGCCGGATCGGCCGCGCGCACGTCCACCCGGACGTATCCCGCGGGATCACCAGGCTTCGAGGGAACGACCGTCAGCACCTCGGGTCCGCTCGGGACCGTCACCTGATCGCCAGGGTTGAACGGGGGCATGGTCTCCTCCTAGTCAGCGCGGTGGATTTCCACCTGCAACTGGACGTCTTGTCGCCAGAGCGACTGGCGCACCCACCCGGCCGTGCTCAGCGAGATGTCCATGCCGAGCGCGAAGTACCACCCGGTCTGGTGGTACATGTGCTCCCGGACGATCAGGGCCAAGGCTTCGGCGTAGCGGTAGAGGCGCAGCCGCAGGTTGTCCGGGTTGTCGGGATCCGTGACCGCGATGGCGACGCTCGCCATGTAGACCCAGTCCCCCACACCCTCCAGCCCGAGCTGGCGCATGTCCGGCCGATCGGACGGCACCCGGGAGCGATCGACGTGCACCCAGAGCGCCGGCCAGTTGAGGGCCAGGCGCTCCCCGATGATCACGTCCTTGATGTGGTCGAGCACGATGTCGTCGGCCCGGTCCGCGTTGAGCGCGTCGATCTGGGCCGGTAGCTCGGCCACCAGCAGGTCCCGGAGGCTCGTGGCGATCGCCTCGAACATGCGGGGCGGCATCAGGCACCTCGGGCCCCGTGGATGGCGTCCAGCACGTGACGCCGGAAGATCTCCCGGTACATGCGCTCCTGGCGCTCATTGATCGGCAGGAAGGGACGCTCCGCGTTGAAGAAGGGCGCGTAGGCCACCGCCTGGGGGCCCATGAGGATCCGGTTAGACCCCGCCATCACCGCGCGCCCGGCGTCGCGGCGCAGATCGCCCGTGCGCGTGCCGATCGGCATCCCCGGGTAGGCCCGCTCCTTCCACCTCGAGTAGCTCGGAGTTAGTTCCCGCCACTGGCCGAGGCCGGTCCGCCCCTCGGTCGTGAACACCTCGTCCATGTAGAGCCCGTGGGCCCGGGCGATCTCCATGAAGGCCGGGCGAAAGTTGACCACGCGCTCCGTCGTCCGCTCGAAGCGGAGCACGAACGCCGCCGGATCCTCGCCCTTGGTGGTGAACGCGATCTCCAGCATCAGTATTGCTTCCCGATCTGGAAGCGGTTGACCGCGGTCCCCGAGAGGCGGCCGAACTGGCCCGAGTCCGGGTTGGCGTCCGGGTAGCGCGTGAAGAAGCTCTCTGGCAGCGGCCGCCCGTTGGCGCCGGCGCTCGATTCGCCCTGGCCGCGCGGCGCGTCCGACAGCACCCCGTCGACGCTGACCGACTCCTCGAGCATGACCTCGAAGGTGTTCCAGTAGCGATTCTCGACGTTGACGCCATGCAGCTCCGGCGCGATCCCGGCGGCTTGGGAGTCCTGGATGATCCCGGCGGCGCCGAACGCCACCATCGAGCGCAGGTACTCCAGCGACGCGGGTCCGGTGATCGGCACGATGTATCCCGCCGACGAGAGCCGCCCGTTCACCCGGGAGGTGAGGTTCTCGATGATCGTCTGGACGTCGTTGGTCGAGGGCTTGGACGAAGGGGTGATGGGGTGGTTCGTCCGCAGCGCCTGGACGTCCTGGATCTCGCAGTAGCGCATCAGTGGCGCCCTCGTCGCCCCCTGGAACGACCGGCCGGGGCCGGCGGCGGCGGCTGAGTCACCGTGCCCCCGTCGTCCTCGTCCTCGTCGTCGTCGTCCTCGTCGTCGTCCTCGTCGTCGTCGGGCTCACCCGGCTGCGTTTCCGCGTCGATGCGCCCGGAGGCCACGAGGGGCGGGCCCGCGTCGTCTTCGTCGTCGTCCTCGCCGGTCGCGTCGAATCCGGCATCCCGTGCCCCCGTGTCCTCTGGGAGCGCTCCTGTGGCCTGGATCCGACGGTACCACGCGACCACTTCGTCGCCCGTCGCGGGGCGCACGCTCGACTGGCCGTCCTCGGTCTTGGGCAGGCGCCGCAGCATCGAGCGCTCCTCGACGCGCATCAGATCGCCCGCCGCGTAGTCGTGGCGCGCCCATCGGAACGGGGCGACCACCGTGTACCAGTTCTGGCCGAGCCGGGCGGCCTTGATGAGATCCGGGTCCGTGATGGGCATCAGGCTGTCGCCGAAGAACTGGCGATGCTGCACCCCCAGCACGTTGAACAGGTCGCCGGCCTTGTACCGCACCCCGGCGGCCGTCATGTCCTTCGTCACCAGCATCTGCATCGTGTCTCTCCTGCGCGAGGCGGGAACGGACGGTCCCCTGTCCGCAGATCCTGCGCCCGCCTGAAGCGCGGTGCTGCTAGTCGATCGCGGTGGCGATCAGATAGCCCAGCAGCTGGCTGATCACCTTCTCGTCCACCTTCTCGTAGGCCTCGACCACGTCCTGGTGCTCGGGCTCTTCCCGCCAGGTGCGCGTGGCCCGCTGGCCGCTCACGAACTGGTACATCGCCGTCGGTTCCTGGATGCCCGGATTGCCCGTGATGTAGCCGAGCCAGACGTCCTTGCCCCACACGTACTGGTAGGTCTCGGCGCCGGCCGCCAGCCCTTCGTTGCTCTGGGTGTACACGGGCTTGGCCACCATGATCCGCTCGACCTCGAACAGCTCCTGCAGCAGCTCCACGTTCACGAAGCCGCGCTGGCTGTACTTGATGCGGTCGATGATGTCCGGGTGATGCTTGAGCTTCTTCCACACCGGATGGGGCAGGACCATCGTGTTGACGTCGTACCCCGTGCGGCCGTGGATCAGGTCGATCCCCGCCTCGACGTCAGAGATGGGATCGCTGTTCGCGTAGTCGTTCCAGCGGTTGGTGCCGGTCAGGGCCACCGAGCCGGGCCAGTTGGCCGCCGTCCGCATCTTGGTGGCGACCCGCACCTCCTTCGCCAGCATGACCTTGTCCGTGGCGTAGTTGGTGGCGTCGGTGTCGGGACGGATCGGCTGCATCGCGTTCTGCCGGATCTCGTCCGGGATTTCCCGCGAGAACGCCACTTCCTCGCAGAAGTAGGTCGAGAAGGTGATCCCGTACTCGCCGCGTCGCGAGCGCGTGCCGGCCGCGCGCTTGGACGCTTCGTTCCGGAACCAGTCCGCCTGGTTGTACTCCGTGTACCGACCGCCGTCGAGGTCGCTCGGGATGACCGGCGCGATCCCCGGGGCGATGTAGGCCCGGTTCACATACGCCACCGAGATCGACGACAGCAGCGGGTCGATACGCACATCACGTGGGTCGAGCCGTGCCGGAGGCATTCGTGCGCCTCAACTTTCTCCCCTGGGTGCGTGCCGGCGTCGGGGGCCGCCGGCACGAGGGCGTTACAGCGTGCCGCCCTTGAGCTGAGCCGTGATGACGTGACCGACCGCGGTGGCGCCGTTGGCGTCCTCGAGCACGGCCACCACCTTGTCGGTGGCCGTCACCGTGGGCGTCACCGCGCCCGGCGAGGCCGCCGAGAGCTTCAACGCGACGCCCGGGACCAGGGGCGTGCCCGCCACCCCGTCCCAGATCATCTTGACGATGCCCCCGTCGACCGTGAAGCAGTTGACCGCCTCACCCGCCTTGGGCTTGTTGAACAGCACGCCGACCGGGAGATCGGCCGCGGCCGTCGTCAGGTCGATGAGCCCCGTGCTGAGCCGCTTGACGAAGCGGTACACCGACCCGCTGAGGTCGACGTTGGCGTTCCCCACCGAAGGGTTCGCCAGAGTGCCCATTCCTGCCGTCATGGTGGTTCCTCCTTCCCCGGCTGAGCCGGATGATTACCGGCGGACGCCCGCCGGGCCGTACATGCCCCGCACCGATTCGGCCAGCTCGTGGTCCTGGGCCGTCACGCGGTGCACGGCCTGGTCGAGCGGAATCTTCTCGGCGAGGGCGAGCTTCTGCGCCTCGGCCAGCACCCGCTCGCGCGGATCCCCGGCCGCGGGCTCCTCGACCGGGCGATTGACCGACGGCCACTGGCCGAGCTTGATCTCCGGCTTGCGCTCGCCGAAGAACTTGACCACCGCGTCCTCGTTGAGGTCGTACTGGGCCTCATAGAACGACCGCTCCGCCGGCTTCAGCTTGCCCTCGTGGAGCTGGCGATCGAAGAAGGTGGCCTTCTTGGTGGCCTTCGCCTCGGCCGCCAGGCGCGTCGCTTCCGCGGCCGCGGGGCGCAGCTCCTCGACCTGATCTGACAGCTCCTTGTGGGACAGGCGCAGCTCGGCAAGCTCGCGGCCCAGCGCGGTCTCCGAGAGCACGTGGTCGGAGGCCGACGTCGTGAGAGTCCGCACCGCCGTCAGGATCGCGCCCGGCTTCGGCTTGGCGATCTTGAGCAGCGCGCGCACCTCCGACATCTCCTTGTCCTCTTCCTTCTTGGCCTCCTCCTCGGCG